GGCACGTGCAGAGTTAGAAGCTGCAACAAGTACAAAAGAAAAAACTACTACTATTTCTACGACTATCGTAGAGATCGAAACCGAAACAGAAACCGAAAGCGAGGAAGCTGTGACTACAGCCCCAGAAAATACATCGGAGGAGACTCCGGTAGATACAGCGGTCGAGGCTGAAAAAGTCGAAGCCGCTCGTAAGATCATCCGTCCATCCGTACTTGATTCACAAAGAGTACGCACACCTATTACATCAATGGCTACATACACAGAGCACAAAATCAAAGCTGCACTAGGTAGCGATGAGTCAAAGCTTTACGTAACTGCAGCCGATGATTTTGCCGGAAACCCTGCGTTTAATCCGACACAGTACCTACAAGAATTTGTAACTAATACACGTTTTGGTACCCCGGCTATCGATGCCTGTTCTCAAGGGGTCTTGCCCTCACAGGGAATGACCATAAATGTGCCCTCACTTGTCACGGCAGCTGGCGGCGGTACAGGCGTAGCGCCAACCGTTACAGTAGAGGCAGAAAACGGCGCAGTATCGAATACAGATATGCAGAGCGCGTATCTAACGGGAACCGTACAGAAGTACTCCGGTATGGGCACCATTAGTATCGAACTCCTCGAGCGGTCAGATCCAAACTTCTATGCAGAGCTAACACAACAGCTACAGAACGCATACCTAACTACTATCGACACAGCCGTAGTAAATGCACTACTAACAGCTAGTACAGGTTCGACACCTACAACAGCTGATAGCGATGGAGTTATTGCTTTTACTTCACAAGCTGCAGCCGCTATCTACAGAAACACAGGTTATTTTGCTCAGAACTACGTAGGTAATGCCGCACAATGGCAGCTACTAATGGGCGCTACAGATACCACAAAGCGACCAATCTATAACGCTATCCAGCCAATGAACGCAGCCGGACAGGTAGGCCCACAGTCTATTCGCGGTAACGTATTAGGACTTGATCTCTACGTAGACAAGAACTTTACAGAGACCACAGTAGATGATTCGTCAGCTCTAATTTTGGCACCTGAGGCTTTCACGGTTTACCGTAGCCCACAGGCTTATATGAGCGTAAACGTCGTATCTAACCTACAAGTACAGGTAGCGATCTACGGCTTTATGGCAACTATCGCAAAAATGCCTAACGGTATCGTTAGATACTTGAAAGCATAAGCAAAAAACTAATAGTCGGTAGGGCTCTTAGCCCTTTGAGCCCTACCGGCCTCTTTTAAGATTGGAGTAGAGATGCCAGCGACTTACGTGACCGAGGCTGAGTTAAGAGCTAACCTCGGAATCGAGAACCTGTACTCAAGCGATATAGTCGAGACGTGCTGTCAAACGGCGCAGGATCTTCTCAATCAGTTTTTATGGTTCGCCTCAGCTCCGGTAGTAGGCGTTACGCTACAAAATAATGTAATTACTGCGATGGTCGCTAACCCTATGATCTTTACTACCGGGCAGTCTGTAACCTTGAGTGGATGCGGCTCAACCTTTAACGGTACCTACACAATCACCGGTACGATCCCTTGGTCAGCTGGCACTACATCGCAGCTACCATCGATCGTATGGAATAACACTTACTTTAATTGGCCTAACGGTTACAGCTTTATCCAATTTGCTAAAACCGGGGCTAACGTCAATTTTCAGCGCGTACTACCTTATGGCTCAGCCGTTGGAGCAGATACAAAGACAAACTCATACGCTACCACTCCGGCAATAAGAGAAGCCGCAATGATACTAGCGGTCGATGTTTTCCAATCAAGGCAGGTCAGCCAAACAGGAGGGGTAACGATAGATGGGTTCAGTCCCAGTCCATATCGTATGGGTAACTCAACAATCGGCAAGGTAAGAGCTTTATTATCCGGATACCAAAATCCCGGAAGTATGGTGGGCTAAATGCCAGCCGCAATAACTACACTCCGAGCCTCACTCGCTACAGCTTTAGCTAATGCGAACGTTTGGAATACTTACAGCTTTCCGCCTCCAACCATAACCGCAAATAGCGTAATCGTCGCTCCGGCAGATCCTTACATCACTCCGAGTAATAATACTTACTCGGCTATCTCGCCATTAGCGAACCTTAAAATTATTATGACCGTGCCGATGCTGGACAATCACGGCAATCTTAACGGTATCGAAACTTTAGCGGTAGCAGTATTTAATAAACTTACAGCATCAAATATTGTAATGAATATTGGCGGTATGTCGGCTCCCTCAGTACTTGAAGTACAGAGTGGGACCTTGCTTACGGCCAGTTTTGATCTATCCGTACTAACGAGCTGGAGCTAACTAATGCCATATACAGAAGAAGACCTAAAGTTTTTGCGAAAGATCGGACAGATTGTAGATGAACCTGCACCGGTCAAAGTAGCAAAAGCAACACCAACAACAACACCAACTACAGAAAGCGAGGAATAGGCTAATGGCCATATTCTTATCCAACGGAGTGGTCGTAACCCTGAACTCGGTAGACCTCTCAGCAAATGTTACTAGCGCAACAATTAACAGAGTTTTTGAAGAACTGGATATCAGTGCAATGGGGGACAGTTCAAGGAAATTTACAAAGGGTTTGGAAACTTCAACCATTACCCTAGATTTTCTAAACGATAATGCCGCATCCGGTGCCGGATCTGTACGCGCTGCACTTCAAGCTGCGTGGGGTACAACAGTGCCTATCACACTTAAGCAGACAAGCGCAGCCGTATCTACAACAAATCCTGAGTACCAAAGTACAATTTTGGTAAACAATACCAGCGATATTAATGGTGCCGTCGGAGACATCAGCACGCAATCGATTACATTTACTTGTAATTCACCTATCGTCGTAGACGTAACACCATAACAAACTAGAAAAGGGGCAAAAAATGGCAAAACTCAAAATAACAAGGGTTACGGGCGAGGTTACGGAGCATCAAATCACGCCGCGTATTGAATATGCCTTTGAATTGCACGTAAAGAAAGGCTTTCACCGAGCTTTTCTCGAAGATTCTAAACAGACTGATCTTTATTTTTTGGCGCACGAGTGCCTCAAAATGGCAGGGGTAGTAGTTAAACCTTTTGGACCGGAATTTTTAGATACTCTCGTTAAGGTGGAAGTACTCGACGACGAACCTTTAGATTAGGGCGAGACTCCCTAACCTATCAGGTAGCCCAGCTATCTATACGGTTAGGGATCTCGCCTCAATCGGTGCTCGATCTCGATGTAGAGATGTATAAGATGTTAATACAAGTGTTAAACGATCAAGCTAAGGAGGCCGAGCAATATGCCAATAGAAGTAAGAGGCGTTAAGCAGACTATCAAGGCCATCCGTAAAGTAGATCCGGAATTACTTAAAGAGATGAACGCCGAGATTAAGGCAGTAATGATCCCGTTACGTGACAAGGCTCGAGGATATGCTCCATCACCTCAGCCGGATAACCTTTATGCGTGGAACGAAAACACGGTAGGTAAAACTATTACAGCTCGTAACTCGGCTTTTAGAAATTTTAACACTGAGGGCCGGGTAAGGCTCTTTCCGCTTTACGATCACGCTACAGTAAAAAAAGGTATTTACTACTCACAGTCCGGCGGTCAAAAGAATCGTAACGGCTGGAGAGCTCTTTACTTTGTAGGTAATAAATCTGCCGCCGGGTCTATTTATGAGACAGCTGGCCGCGCCGAGACCACATCCCGTAAAGGCTATCGATCAAATAACCCAGGAGCCGGCGAGCACTTTGTAAGCCGTATGGGTCCTCTCTATGGCAATAAGCGCGAGGAGCGCGGCCGTATGATCTTTAGAGCGTGGCACGAGGATCAGGGTAAAGCTCAGACAGCGGTAATCCGTGCAATCGAAAAAACGATAGCAGCCTTTAACCAAGGCCGATACACAAAGGCGGCATAATGGCTACCCTACCTAGTTTAGTCGTAAGCGCGGTTACGACCTTTGACGGTAAAGCTCTAACTAAAGGTACTAAACAAATCGGAGCCTTTGAGAAAGGCGCTAAAAAACTAGGCGCTACTTTCGCCGCTGCCTTTAGCGTGCAGAAAATATCCCAATTTGGTAAGGCTGCCGTTAAAGCCTTTGTCGAAGATGAAAAGGCCGCATCGCGTTTAGCAATATCGGTAAAAAATCTCGGCTTAGCCTTTGAGACTCCACGCATCGAGGAGTTTATATCTCAGCTATCTCGCGCCTCAGGCGTAACCGACGATCAGCTCCGGCCATCGATGCAGAAACTATTGACCACGACGGGCTCAGTAGCCAAGTCCACAGAGTTACTGACTCAAGCGTTAGATATAAGCGCCGGTAGCGGTGTCGCTTATGAAACCGTCGTAAACGATTTATCACTAGCCTACGTAGGGCAGACTCGAGGCTTGCGTAAATACTCGCTAGGTTTGACTCAGGCCGAGCTTAAGACGATGAAATTTGCCGACGTACAGGATAAACTTAATAACCAATTTTCCGGAGCTAATGCCGCTTACCTAGATACTTACGCTGGCATCT